GAAGAGAACCTGCGCGCCCAAATCAGCGCGAGCAAGGGTGTGGGCAACTTCCGTTCGATGTTCGTCAACATCCCCAACGGCAAGGAAAACGCCATCCAAATCATCCCCGTGGGTGACTTCCAGGCCAAGGATGAGCTGGAGAAAGTGAAGAACATCACCCGCAACGACGTGATCGCCGCTTGGCGGATGAACCCTGCCCTGGCCGGAATCATCCCGGAGAACAACGGCGGGTTTGGGGATATCGAGAAGATCGACCGCGTGTACACCAGCAACGAGATCAGGCCGATTTGTCAGCTGTTCGACCAGTTGAATGACACGCTTCGACAAAACAGGAGAATATCCTGGAAAGAAATCAAAACCACAGTCGATAACGCTGCTCGAATGCCTTAAGGCAGCTATTACGACTACAAAGTATGGCAAAATAATGGCTATTGGCAGCCCTGGGGAGGGACACAATGAGAGTTGTATGCAAATGCGGAAACAAGGGTCGGATTGCTTCAAGGGAAGAGCTATCGCGGGATTTTGCCAAGCTCTATTGCCAGTGCCTGGACGCAACGTGCGGGCACACCTGGGTGGCGAATTTGACGTTTTCGCACACGCTCAGTCCCTCCGCCCAATCCTACGAAAGAATGCTTTTTGATCGTTTGAGAGATATGCCCAGGGCGAAACAGCGGGAGCTATTTGATCAACTTGGGGCCGCGTGATGGTGACTGAAACGCCGGCCACGATGGGCCGGCGTATGCTTTCGGTTGAAAGGTAGAACAGGCTCAAACATCAAACTGATGTGGCTATTCAGCGTCAGTTGGCTCAGCAAGATAACCAGCGATGCGCTGAACTTGTCTGCGGTCTCTTTCTGGGATTTGCCGGTAGAGCTTAATAAGTCGGACTTCTATATCCGTCAGCTCAAGCCATTCATTGCCTACCGACTCGCGATAACTGCTTTCAAGTTTTGTGCGATCCAACATGCGTACTGCTCCGTTAATGCATTTTGCTGAATCGACGGTATTGAGGCAGGCGCGACGTTTTCTCTGCAGATGTTTCGATCTATTGACGCAAATTGTTACAGCTTAATTTGATGTGCCGTCCGCTTCGGCGGCCATGGATCTGATGATTCTCCGAACAGTTTTTTGATCATCCGAAGGTAGGCGCCGAAATTGCTCTACCAGATCCGCTTCGACAGGATTAAGCCCTTCACCAGGTGGTGGAGAGCGATGGCCAGAAAGCACGTAACCCGCATCAACCATATGCTCTACCAAGGATGCGACATAGCGCAGGTCTAGCGAATTGGCGCCCAGTTCATAATTTTTCTGAGTCCCGCGACTGACTCCGAGCAGCGTTCCAAAATCCGTTTGATTCAAACCTAAGCGCTCGCGCTCTTCCCTCAGGCGATCACCTACTCCGTCAACTATGAGCATTTTTTTATTCACCACGCTTGACCTGATCAAATATTTGACCAAGAATCACCACAGACAAACAGAGTTAACCACAAACAAACAGAGTAGACATGATGCCCGCCACCATTACGCCCGAGCAAGCCCGCGCCGCTCTTGATCACAAGGGAGTGAGTATTGCGGAGTTCAGCCGCCAGCATGACTTGAATAAAAATTTAGTCAGCGACCTATTGAACGGTCGGATCAAAGGTCGCCGGGGGGAGGCACATCGCGCCGCAGTGTTGCTCGGTATCAAAGACGGCGTAATTGCACAGTAATGGCCAGATCTCTGAGGGAACAGCAGAAGATGAAAAGTCGAGTTCTAAAAACACGTCGGGAAGTGGTCAGCGCAATCATCTGCAGCTACTCAGGTGGCCGCGAATGCGCCGCCGCCCGGATCGGCCTGCAGCTCAAGAAGTTTGATAACCACGCTTATGAGAACAACAACTGCCGTCCTTTTAGCGATGCGCAGATCTTCCAGCTGGAGCAGGTCACTGGCACCCAGCATCTGCCCAACTATGTTGCAGCAATGTACGGCGGCATGTTCGTACCAATGGTCCATCCAGACAGCCTGGATAACGTGGAGATGTATGCACGGGCCATACAGAGTTCAGCTAAGCATGGGACGGTCGACCAGATCATTGCCCAGGCACTTGATGACGGGGTGATCACTGACGATGAAGCCGAACTGATCCAGAACGCCCACACCTTGCACATGGCCGCACGCACAGCCGAAGTCTATGCCGCCATCGATCTCTACCGCGCCAAATCGGGGAAAGCCAAATGAACAACGCCTCCACGGATATGGATTATCGCACCACCATCCGCGCCGCCGCGCTCGCCTTCCTCGAACGCCATCAAGGCCAGCACCTAGGCGATCAGGGGCAATTCATTGAACGAACCATCAACCATCTGGTTGATAGCTTCCAGGCTGATAGGTCGCTCGCCCTGCGGCTCACATGCGAGGCCTTGGGTGATCTCGCAGAAATCAATATTCGCCAGCGGATGGACCTAAGCGCCAGCGAACCATATGCGGTGGTCATCACCGATCCCGTGCGCGGTTGCGCCTGGTCAGTGCCCGTCTACCTGATCTACGAACACCTGATATCCGCCGGCCGCGCCACTCGCGTCACCCCCGCTACCTAAAAAACCCCCTTTTACCAATTCCCACCCCGTGGGTTTGGGTGAACTGCGCCCGAAATCGAGGTTTAACGATGGCAAACGCCGTAATTGTCACCACACAACTGCCCCCAGCAGAGGCCGAAGCGTTGCTGGCAAACCTGCGTGAGCAGTATCGCTTGAGCCTCAACGAACACTGGTACGCCGACCAGTTCCGCCTTGTTGCGGACGGCCAACGCCACGGCGCAATTCTCGCCCATGTCCCGGTAATGGCTGCGCAAAAACGCCTTATGGCAGCCCTGTCCCACAGCCTTAAAGCAGTGAAGTAACCCCATGAAAGAAGATCTTCGCCACGACGTGCTGCAACGCCTCCAGTCCGACTTCGGGCTCAAGCACCGCACGGGTACCGACTACATGCGCGGCGGCACCTGCCCCAAGTGCAAAAAGAAAGAGCTGTATTCCCGGTTTGATACGCCGTGGATGGTGATTTGTGGTCGCCCTGAGAAGTGTGGCCACACCCTGCATGTGAAAGAGCTGTACGACGATTTGTTCGAAGACTGGAGCAAGCGGGCACCTGCTACAGACCAACACCCTAACGCCACTGCGCGCGCTTACTTGGAGTTCGCCCGAGGCTTTCGGTTTGAACTGATCCAAGGTTGGTTCACCCAGGAAACTTTCTACTCGGCTGAACACAACGCCGGCAGCGCCACTGTGCGCTTCGCTCTGGAAAAAGGTGGGTGGTGGGAACGCCTGATTGATCAGCCGCACCGCTTCGGCAAGATGAAGGCCCGCTTCAAGTCCAAGGACAGCTATCGCGGCGTTTGGTGGTGCCCGCCCTGCGTCGACCTTCTTGAAGTCAAGGAAATCTGGATCGTCGAAGGCATCTTCGACGCCATCGCCCTGGTACACAACGACATCGCGGCTGTGTCGGCCATGTCCTCCAATGCGTTCCCGGGGGACTCGCTTAAAGCACTGGTTAAAGCCCGCGAGGGAGGGAAATTGCCCAAGCTGGTGTGGGCTCTTGATAACGAGCCCAGCGCCAACGTATACACCCGACGCTGGGTGCGCGACGCACGTGCCCTGGGCTTCATCTGTGAGTCTGCGCAGATCCCGCAACGCGACGGTCGCAAGGCTGACTGGAACGATCTCCATCAGCGCTGGAGCTTCATCCAGGACGACACTAAACGTGCCGACCAAATCGCTACAGACCTAAAGCAAGCCCGCCACCAGGGAGCCCTACTGCTATCTGAAAGCGCGGCAGAAAAAGCCCTGCTCATGTACGACTGGAACAAGCGCGGGGAATTTCACCTGGGCTTCGGTAACCGCCTGTACTGGTTCAAGTTGGACATGGAGAAATTCAACCGTGCCATGTCCGACATCGAGGACAGCGAGAACCACGACGATCAGTTGTTGAACCAGGCACAACAGCGCGAAAAAGCACTGCAGCAGTCCGGCAGCGTCGTGGAGATCGCCAACTGCTACCCCCAGGCGCTGTACTTCCAACGTAATGAGGTGACAGACGAGTCCTGGTACTACATGCGCGTGGACTTCCCGCACGACTCTGAAAGCGTGAAAAACACCTTCACAAGCGGCCAGCTGTCGGCTGCGAGCGAATTCAAAAAGCGGCTGCTCGGTATGGCTGCGGGTGCCATGTTCACAGGCAGTGGCCAGCAGCTCGACAAGCTCATGAAAGACCAACTGTTCGGCATCAAAACCGTCTCAACGATCGACTACGTGGGCTACAGCAAGGAATACGCCTGCTACGTCTACGGTGACATCGCGATCAAGGACGGCACCACCTACAAGGTCAACAGCGAAGACTATTTCGAGTTCGGCAAGCTGCGCCTGAAAACCCTGCAGAAAGGCGTCCCGATCAAGCTGCAGCGCGAAGCGAAGGGCTTTGACGAGAAGTGGGTGCAGTTGCTGTGGACCTGTTTCGGCGCCCAGGGCTTCGTCGCGTTGGTGTTCTTCTTTGGCTCGCTGTACTGCGAACAGATCCGCGCCCGCTACCAGTCATTCCCTTTCCTGGAAGCCACGGGTGAAGCCGGTGCCGGCAAAACCACCCTCTTGAACCTCCTCTGGAAACTACTCGGCCGCGAAGGCTATGAAGGATTTGACCCTATGAAATCTACCAAGGCCGGGCGCTCTCGCCTGATGGGCCAGGTCTCCGGCATGCCGGTGGTGTTCCTGGAGGCCGATCGCCACGGAGATGATCGTGCACACGCTAAAACCTTCGAATGGGACGAGCTGAAAGACTTCTACGGCGGCGGCACATTGGCCACCAAAGGCGTCAAGACGGCCGGCAACGAAACATATGAGCCTCCATTCAGGGGAACGATCGCGATCAGCCAGAACGCGGCCGTGGTCGCCCACGAAGCGATCATGACGCGGATTGTGAAGTTGCACTTTGTACGCCCGACCGTCACGCCGGAAAGCCGTGCTGCTGCTGATCAACTCAACGCCCTGGACGGCGGCACCCTCAGCCACTTCCTT